CCCAGAGAAACTGAAAATCGTGCTCGAACAGCTCCATGACCGAGCTGAGAAAGAAGGTGACGAGTAATGGCATATACCAATAGCTCTATGGTGGTATATACGAAACTTAGCCCGAATCACTCCGGGCAGCGGACACACAGCATCGATCGGATCACGCCCCACTGCGTAGTGGGGCAGTGCTCTGTTGAGACCCTGGGCAGCATCTTTGCACCGACTTCCCGGCAGGCGTCCTGCAATTATGGGATTGGATCAGACGGGCGGGTCGGTATGTATGTGGAAGAGAAAAACCGCAGCTGGTGTTCTTCCTCCAATGCGAATGATCAGCGGGCGGTCACTATCGAGTGCGCTTCTGACACGACAGAGCCTTATGCTTTCCGGGACATTGTTTATCAGACGCTCATCAAACTGTGCGTCGATATCTGCAAGCGAAACGGAAAGAACAAACTCATCTGGATGGGCAATAAGGATAAAACCCTCGCCTATACCCCAAAGGCTGGAGAGATGATCCTGACGATCCATCGCTGGTTTGCGAATAAGTCCTGTCCGGGCAATTGGATGTATGCGCGGATGGGGGATCTTGCAGAAAAGGTGACTGCGCAGCTTTCCGGCAGCACTGATGCAGAAGCACCGGAAAAGAAAACCGGCCTGCAGGCAACAGCCCTAAAGAATCTGTCGGAGGGTGATGCCATTAAGAAGGTCGGTGCTCTGTTTACTGCCGACCAGAAGAAGTCCGGCATCCTTGCCTCCGTATCTCTGGCACAGTTCATACTGGAATCCGGGTATGGAAGAACAGAGCTCGCCCAGAATGCCAATAACTGTTTTGGTATGAAGAAATCCCTCTCCGGAAACACATGGAGTGGATCGACCTGGGATGGGAAAACTATCTACACGAAGAAAACGCAGGAAGATGATGGGACCGGCAGGCTCTATACCATCACAGCAGATTTTCGGAAGTATCCTTGTGTCGAGGATTCAATCGCAGACCATAGCGCCTATCTGCTTGGGGCTATGAACGGGAGCAAGCAGCGCTATGCTGGGCTCAAGGGATGCACCGATTATAAGAAGGCAGTGCAGATCATCAAAGATGGCGGATACGCCACCAGTACGACCTATGTGGCTAAGCTCTGTAATATTATCGAGCGCTGGAACCTGACACAGTATGACGTGAAGACTGAGAGTGCACCGGCAACAAGACCTATCGCTAACCGGACAATTCACGATATCACGAAGGAAAACTTGTCTCAGGTGCCGAGAAGCCGGGGAAGTAATAAGGTCAAATTTATCGTCGTTCATTACCTTGGTGTTCCGAATGCTGACAATCCGAATCTGTACGGAGGAGGGTATGGCGGCCACTACAATATCAAGCGTGATGGCACGATCTACAAAGCAGCCGATCCGAAGACTGCTGTGGTGTGGCATTGCGGAGGCGGGCTGCAGGGCAGCGGCGGACACAGTTTCTACCAGAGTTGCACCAACTTCAATTCCATCGGAATCGAGTGCGGGGTCTGCTATACGGAAAATGTGAAGGAGGCCAGCGGTGACTCAGACAAGTGGTATTTCACCACGGAAACACAGGAGAGCCTTGTCTGGCTGGTATCGAAGCTCATGGACGAGTACGGGATCAGCGCAGATCACGTGATCCGTCACTACGATGTGACTGGAAAGATCTGCCCAAATCCATACGTGAAGAATAATCGCTTGCGTACCAGTTGGACGTGGGGTGAGTTTCAATCCCGCCTTACCGCGTACCGCAACAACGGTGGGTATGATGACGGGACTCCGGCAGAGGATACATCCTGGTATCGCGTCAGAAAAACATGGGCGGATGCTTCCTCGCAGAAGGGCGCTTTCAAGGTGCTCGACAATGCAAAAGCCTGCGCTGATGCCAATCCGGGATACAGTGTGTTTGACGCGGACGGTGTCAATATCTATACACCGAAAGCGTCTGCTCCGGCGGAGCCTGCGGTTCCGTTCCTTGTGAAGGTCAGCATCCGTGACCTGAATATCCGCAAAGGCGCCGGCACCAACTACGAGCGTACCGGGCAGTATACGGGTATCGGCGTTTTCACCATCATGGAAGTGAAGTCCGGCAAAGGCTCCACAGCCGGATGGGGAAGGCTGAAATCCGGTGCGGGATGGATCTCGCTCGACTACTGCACACGCATCTGATTATAAACTTACGCCTGGCTGTATCTCTTCAGGGATGCGGCCAGGCGCTTTTTTTATTTCACTCCCACTGTAAAACCGACGGACTTCTGGGCGTAGGAAGGTGAACGAACAAACGATGGGAGTGAGCCTTATGACAAAAGATGAGAAAAACAGCATCGCGAGGATGCGGAAAAACGGATGCAGCTATTCACAGATCGCCCGGGAACTGGGAGTGAATGAAAATACAGTGAAGACCTTCTGCCGCAGGAACGGACTGACGGGAACGACAGAGGAAATGCCGGAGCCCGTGTTCCCCGGGATCACTGAGAAACCCTGCCGCCAGTGCGGAAAGCCGGTCATCCAGTACCCGGGGCGCAAGGAGAAGAAGTTCTGCTGTGACGCCTGCAGGAATAAATGGTGGAACAGCCACCTCTCCCAGGTGAAGCGCAAGGCCATGTACGAATACACCTGTCCGGCCTGCGGCAGCACTTTCTATGCCTACGGCAACCGAAACAGAAAATACTGCTCACACGAGTGCTACGTTGAGACGCGGTTTGGAGGTGCGGCATGCAGATGACACAGGAAGAATTCGACCGAGAACGGCGCTACCAGACCATCATGCATTTCGTGCGGAAGATGCTCGAAGAAGGGCTGATCTCCGAGGAGGAATACCATCAAATTGATACAAGGAACCGCCAGAAACTGCGCCCTAAGACTGGTGATCTTTTAAGCGGAAAGTTCTTGATATGTGCCGCCGATAACGGGAATATGTCACACGGAAAGGAGGCATGACAGCATGAAAAATGTGAGAAAACTAGAGCCTTCCGCGCCTGTTGTCAAGGCGAAAAAGCGTGTCGCGGCCTATGCCCGCATCTCGATGGAATCGGAACGGATGAGCCATTCCCTCTCCGCGCAGATCAGCTACTACAACGACAAGATCCAGAAGAATCCGGACTGGCTGTTCGTGGGGGTGTACGCCGACAACGGCATCTCCGGGACCGGAACGGAAAAGCGGGATGAGTTCAACCGCCTGATCGCAGACTGCGATGCCGGAAGGATCGACCTGGTGCTGACAAAGTCCATCAGCCGTTTTGCCCGCAACACGGTAGACCTGTTGGAGACAGTCAGGCACTTGAAGGAAATCGGCGTGGAAGTATGGTTCGAGCGTGAAAACATCCGCTCGATGAACGGGGATGGCGAGCTGATGCTTTCCATCCTCGCTTCATTTGCCCAGGAAGAAAGCCGGAGCATTTCCGACAACGTGAAATGGGGTACCAGGAAGCGTTTTGAACAGGGACTGCCGAACGGACACTTCCGTGTGTACGGATACAAATGGGAAGGTGATGACCTCGTCATCGTGCCGGAGGAAGCAGCCATTGTTAAGCGCATTTTTCAGAATTACCTTGACGGTAAGTCTAGGCTTGAGACCGAGCGGGAATTCGCCGCGGAGGGCATCACGACAAGGGACGGATGTCGATGGGTCGATTCCAACATTGCCACGGTGCTCAAGAACTGCACATACACTGGCGACCTTCTCCTGCAGAAGGAATACATCTCCGACCCGATCACCAAGAAGCGGAAAAAGAACCGAGGGGAGCTGCCGCAGTACTTTGTGGCGGATCACCATGAAGCCATCATTGACCGGGAAACTTTTGACTATGTGCAGAGCGAGATAAAGCGGCGGGCAGAACTTGGCCCCCTCGCAAACAAGTCGCTCAACATCACCTGTTTTTCCGGAAAGATCAAATGTGAGAAATGCGGTCTGAGCCTGATGCGGAACACCCGCACCAACCGCGCGAAAAACTCTCAGCTTGGCGACAAGCTGATTGGCTGGGTCTGCGGTTCCAGAAAAAAGAAAGGCCACACCTGCTCAACAAGGGAGATCCCGGATAGGTTCCTCAGAAAGACCTGCGCGGAAGCCCTGGGGATTGATGAGTTTGATGAGGATGTTTTTAACGAGAAGGTTGATTTCATCTCGGTCCCGGACAACGGCCTGCTGACCTTCCATTTCAAGGACGGGACGGAAAAGACTCTGGAATGGGAGAACACTTCGAAGAAGGATTGCTGGACTGCGGAATACCGGGCAAGGGCATCGCAGTACAGAAGGACCGTCAGGGCGAAGGGAAAGAAGGGTTCATCGTGCTTTACCTGTAAGATAAAGTGCGGTGTCTGCGGAAGCAACTACACGGGCGAATCGTACAAGGGGATGCGCTATTGGCGCTGCAAGCCGAACAGGGACAACACATCCCTGCGGGATGACGTGCTCCGGGATCTTTCCGCTGAAGTCCTCGGACTGGATTCCTTTGACGATGACATCTTCGAGGAGCGGATCGACAGCATCCTCGTCCAGGGCAGCACCCTGACATTCCGTTTCAAGAACGGACATGAGGTGATGCGTGAGTGGGTGCCACCAAAGCGGCGCAGCCATAAGCACACAGATGAATACAAGGAGTACATGAGCCGGGTGATGAAGGAGAAATGGACTCCGGAAAGGAAGGCGGCAATGAGTGAAAAAATGAAAGCAATCAGGAAGGAACGTGGTAACAAATGGCAAAGCAGGTAACAAAAATTCCGGCGACGGTCAGCCAGTTCACGGCCGCGCCGATTAACAGCCGGGTCAAGCGGAAGGTGGCTGGGTACGCCCGCGTATCGACAGACCACGATGAGCAGCTGACAAGCTACGAGGCACAGCTGGACTACTACACCACGCTCATCCAGGGGCATGATGACTGGGAGTTTGCCGGAATGTATTCTGACGAAGGCATCACCGGGACGAGCGTAAAAAAGCGCGAGGGCTTCCAGTCGATGGTGGCGGACGCCCTTGCCGGGAAAATCGACCTCATCATCACGAAGAGCGTCAGCCGGTTCGCCAGAAACACGGTGGACAGCCTTTCCACCATCCGGGAACTGAAGGAGCATAACACGGAGGTCTATTTCGAGAAGGAAAACATCTGGACCTTCGACTCCAAGGGAGAACTGCTCATCACGATCATGAGCAGTCTTGCCCAGGAAGAAAGCCGGAGCATTTCGGAGAATGTCACTTGGGGGCATCGAAAACGGATGGCGGACGGCAAGGTGGCGGTTGCTTACAGCCGGTTCCTCGGATATGACAAAGGCGAGGACGGGAATCTCGTGGTGAATCCGAAAGAAGCCAAAACCATCAAGCTGATCTTCGGAGAGTTCCTTGCTGGCCTTTCTTACCACGCCATCGCGGACAAACTGACAGCACTTGGGCATCCGACACCATCCGGGAAGACGAAGTGGAGCCAGACAACGGTGAAGAGCATACTTCAGAACGAGAAATACAAGGGAGACGCTTTGCTGCAGAAATCCTACATCGCAGATTTCCTGACGAAAAAACAGGTCACAAATCACGGTGAGATTCCACAGTACTATGTGGAAGACAACCACGAAGCCATCATCGAGCCTGAGATTTTCGACCGGGTGCAGGACATGATAAAGGAGCGGTCAAGGAAGCGGGGCTACAGTGGCGTGACGATCTTCTCATCCAAAATCCAGTGCGGATGCTGCGGAGGATGGTACGGCTCAAAGGTCTGGCACAGCACGGACAAGTACCGACGGGTGGTCTGGCAGTGCAATTCCAAGTTCAGGGACAAGACCCGATGCACGACTCCCCACCTGACTGAGGATGAGATCAAAGACGCTTTTATCAGAGCAGCAAACAGCCTCCTCACCGACAGGGGTGAGATTCTCGCGGAACTGCGGACGGTGCAGGCTACGCTCTCCGGTACGGAGAAACTGGAAGCCGAGCAGAAACGGCTGGCGGAGCAGATGAACGTGGATGCCGATGCCATCCAGGAGATCATTGCGGAGAACGCCCGGGTAGCGCAGGACCAGGAAGCCTACAATCTTCGGTACGAGGCGCTCGTCACCCGCTTTGAGGAAACCAAAGCACGGTACGAACAGGTCATTTCCGAGATTGCCATGAAGGGCATCCGCAGGCGGGAATTCGGACGGTTCATCCAGTCGGTGGAAGCCCTGCCGGATGCCATCACGGAGTTTGATGAAGCCTTGTGGGGCAGCCTGGTCGACCATGTGACGGTTCACAGCAAGGATAACATCGTATTCACCCTGACGAGCGGGATGGAAATAAAGGCGTAAATACAAGAAAAACGGCGCTTCACTTCTTCGGAGGTGGGGCGCTTTTTTGCTGTCCTGGTCTGGAAAATCAGCCTGGATTATGATACAATATGTTATCTGATTTGTTAAACATGTGAACCTGCTTAATGGGAGAATCCTATGCTTAGAAATAACATAGAACTTGATGTCAAAGTCAAATGTATCGAAGAGAATAAGCCGCAGTCGAAAATTGCAGAAGAGATCGGCACCTCTGCGCCTTATGTCAGCCGGATCGTCAACAGCGGCGATAAAGTCCTGAACAAGACCTTCGTTCAGATCATGGAATCCTTGGGATATGACGTGGAACTGACCTATGTTAAAAGGGACAATGAACAATAAATCAGGCCTGCAAGTGCCAGGAAGCAATAATAAACCAAGGAGGAAATATGTATCATTCCAAGATTAATTTTACCGAGTATATTACTAATGTAATCAAGGTAACTGTTGCATAGACAACTTAATCTGAATTCACAATCGTTAGTATTTGTAATACGCGAAAGAAGGTGTCACTTTGAACGAAGATACAAAAAGAAGAATTTCCGCTTACTATGAACTTCTTGCCAGAAAGGAATCTAACCCTTCAGCTGCTGATACTATGAAAAAACTGGTAGGAAATCTGTCTGACGAAGATGCGGCCGTCTTGGAGGAAAAGCTGGCGAGAAATGATAGTTTTTACAACAGAATGATGGCTTATGCATCAAGCCTTTCAACAATGATGGTGGGCGAACCACCAGTACCATATGGACTTGATGTTCAAGGTAAAAATGCCAAGGCCATGAATGAATTGGATTCTGCGTTCAGCGGCTATGATGAAAATCAGGATCTCTCCGAGATAATTAACGGAAACACATTTACCTTTAAGAAGTTGTTCCCAATAGATCAATATAGGCAGCAACTTGAAGAAATTGGTAATGAAGAAACCGGAAACCAGTGGTATGTCAAATTAGATGATGAAGGAAGGTTGGTGATCTACTGATGGAATATGGAAAAGGAACAATCATTCTAAAGCAGGGGATCATCTTCAAAGACAATCAAACCCGGGACTCGAAAATATGTCATCCAGCAATGATTGCCATTGCGACAGACAGTATTACGGATGAAACGTACTACCTCACAATGACAAGTCAGGTGCAGAAATATGCACTGTATGAGGACAGGTATTATCTGCTGGGTACAGACTTGTTTGAGTCTGTTAATCTTGATCGGCCTTCTATGATAAATCTTCAGAACATCTATAAAGAGCGGATTAGAGAAAAGAAAGTAGGAGGGTTACCGCCACGATTATACAAAGACGTCATCAGGAAGTTTAAAGCATACCAGGAAGAAAACCCTGATCCATTATACACTGAATTAAAAATGTGCCTGTGACAGCAGGCTCTTTTTCCGATCTGTCGAGGTGATGGGATGAAACAGATATCAAATAAAGAATATGAGGAATTCCAGAAGTACAAGAGTGACAAGCTGAACGGCCGCATCCTCACCCCGGACGGCCTGCGCTTCATCATCGAAGCCAATGAGTATGACGCCCAGAAGATTGGGCAGCACTTCCTGGAAATGCTGCCGAAGATCCGGGAATGGACGAAGAAGGAATATGAATAATGTACGCGTAAGCAGTAAAAACCCCTCACTTCCGCAGAAGGCAGGGGGTGTTCAAAGGGGTGTTCAAATCGGTTCATTTTCAAAATCGAAAATGTGATTGTATCAAATACCTCAAATTAGGGGATCCCTGTATGGGCTCAGCACACTTCGGGATCTATGCTTTTGACGTGCTCATGAAGATTTACACGGAGTACGGCTATACAGAGCGGGAAGCAGCGGCTTTTATTGTTCAAAACAATCTCTACGGGCTGGACATTGACGACCGTGCCGCGCAACTTGCAAGCTTTGCCATCATGATGAAGGCGATGCAGTATGACAAGCGGTTCCTAAAGCGTGATATACAGCCACATTTCTATGAGATAAAAGAAAGCAATCATATAGGTTCCTTTACAGTCGATTACTTTGCTAATGGCAATGCTAAGCTGAAGAAGGATATTCAGTCGATTATCGAGGATACACGAGATGCTAAGGAGTACGGCTCAATCATTCAAATTGCGCCGGTGGACTTCGACACTCTTTTTGCTCGATTCGAGGAAATCGAAGCCGATGTCAATCTCTATAGAGATACAGCATTAAATGACCTTTTGCCGTTGGTGCATGAAGCAAAGATTCTGTCTGACAAGTATGCAGTGGTTGCGACGAATCCGCCATACCTGAATAAATTTGATGCGAAGCTCAAGAAGTATATCGTAGACAACTATGCTGATTATAAGGGCGACCTGTTCAGTGTGTTTATCTATAGAAATTTCGGATTCTGCGAGAAAAATGGATATTCCGGTTTCATGACACCTATGGTCTGGATGTTTATCAAGACCTATGAGCCGTTACGTAAATATGTACTTAATAACAAAGCTATCACAACACTGATTCAGTTTGAGTACTCAGCGTTTGAAGAAGCAACTGTGCCGATTTGCTCGTTTGTTCTGAAGAATGGCAAGTCTGAAAGCAAGGGCGAATATTTTCGCCTGTCCGATTTTACAGGCGGCATGGAAGTACAGTGTAAGAAGGTAAAGGAAGCGTTAGCAAATCCGGACTGCGGCTTCTTCTACGAATCCACCCAGTCCAACTTCTCCAAAATCCCCGGCACCCCGGTGGCATATTGGGCTTCAAGGGCGATTTTTAAAAGCTTTGAGAATAAACGACTCTCTGAGATAGCAACAGCAAAAAAAGGGTTGACAACATCAAAAGATGAAATGTTTTTGAGAGTTTGGTCAGAGGTGAATAATAATGATATTAAATTTGTGCTTGATGAGCAGAAGGGCGTTTTAGATAAGCGATGGGTACCTCTTAATAAGGGTGGAGACTATAGAAAATGGTATGGAAATAATGTTTGGATAATTGATTGGGATGATAATGGGAAAAGAGTCAAAGATTTTAAAGGAGCAGTCATACGCAATGAAGAATGCTACTTTTTAGAGTCTATTTCTTGGAATGATATTACATCTGGTAAAGTTTCATTTAGATACAAGAGACCTGGACAAATATTTAACGATGCTGGACCAAGTATATTTGGAGATCACGAGATCTTGCTTTTTTTGCTTGCTCTTTGTAATAGTGTGGTTATGGATGCACTGAGTAAGTTGCTTGCACCTACAATTCACTTTACAGTAGGTCAGTTGTCAGGTTTTCCTGTAGCGAATGTAGATGCAGAAGTAGTAAGTCGGATTAACTTAATTTCGAATGATAATATATTTTTATCTGTAGCCGATTGGGACGCTTTCGAAACCTCTTGGGACTTTCGGCGACATCCACTATTGCCTTCTGCTATAGAGGAGCGGTGGTACGATGTTCCGCCTGACCTCACTGCCATTCAGACGAATGGCACCTCCCTTGATCCAAAAAAGGTAGTCCTCTTTGGAGTGAGCCGTGGAAGGTTGATCGAAGAATCCTACAAGGCATGGAGGCAGGAATGCGTTGACCGCTTCAACCAGCTCAAAGCTAACGAGGAAGAACTTAATCGCATCTTTATCGATATCTACGGCCTGCAGGACGAGCTAACACCGGAAGAAGAGGATAAGGACGTAACAGTCCGTAAGGCAGATCTTGGTCGGGATATCCGCTCATTTGTCTCCTACGCCGTCGGCTGTATGTTTGGCCGGTACTCTCTTGATGTAGATGGTCTTGCCTACGCAGGAGGCGACTGGGATAGCTCGAAGTATAAGACATTCATACCGGATAAAGATGCTATCATTCCTATCACTGACGATGAGTATTTCAAGGATGATATCGTCGGAAGATTCGTGGAGTTCGTCAAAGTGGTCTATGGAGCTGATACACTTGAAGAAAACCTGAAGTTCATCGCCGATGCGCTGGATGAGAAAGGTTCGACCTCCCGCGAGGTGATCCAGAATTACTTCTTGAACACTTTCTACAAGGATCATTTGAAGACATACCAGAAACGCCCGATCTATTGGCTCTTTGATTCCGGCAAGAAGAATGGCTTCAAGTGCCTTGTGTATATGCACCGTTACCAGCCGGACACCATAGCGCGCATCCGCACAGACTATATCCATGAACAGCAGGCGCGTTATCGCACAGCAATCTCCGGTCTGGAACGCCAGATAAACGGCGCGCCGACATCCGAGCGCGTCCGCTTGAATAAGCAGCTGACGAAGCTCAAGGATCAGGCTGAGGAAGTGCGTGTCTATGAGGAGAAGATACATCATCTCGCTGACCAGATGATTTCCATTGACCTTGACGACGGCGTGAAGCACAACTACGCGATATTCCAGGATGTTCTGGCGAAGATAAAGTGAGGTGCGAATTTGGATGTTCATGTAGATATTGCTGGGATTATTATGTGCTGTGATGAGAGCGTTGCGCACATTAATATAGGCAATAATTATTGCATTAAGAGAATAAAAGTAGATGACTTGCCATTTAAAAAAGACATAGTCGATGGGAAAGGGAACCTGAGCACAGACTATTATGGTTCTCGCTTAATAGAGAATGGGAGTACATATTTTATGTGCTTAACAAAGGAAGAAGATGTTCAGATAGAAGAACATCAAATAGATATAACTAAACGCATCTTTACGGATGAGGATTTTGCTATCGATAAAGACGTAGAACCCTACAAGGATAGCGAGAACAGTTATCTCAATGAAGTGTTTAATTTGTTGCGTCTGTTTAAAGATGGAAATATAGGGCTTCGCGATGTGTTTTTTACATTCCGCCATCAGAGCGGGATTATGAAAAATACCAGTAGGCAACATGTGCGTCAGCAGACACGAAATGTAATTGATGACAGAAAGTTTGAATTAACTGAGGAAGAAACACGAGAATGCAATGCTTTTCTAAACAGTTTTCTTGGAAAACCGTATGAATTGCTGAAGAAAAGCATTGAGGAATTTTCATGGGGAAAAGAGCAAGTTGATATAGAAACGGGATTTGAACAATATACAACAGCGTTAGAGATGACGCTTTTGACACATAACCAGCAGGGGAAGAAAGAATGTTTATCTAAGCGTATTGCGGTCATGTTAAAGAGCAGTCCTTCAGATATCGATGGTATGTATCATAAAATAAAGCACTTTTATAGGTATCGTTCAGAATCTTTGCATGAGGGTGTTGAAGGTAATATCTCATTAGAAGAGCTTCATGAAATGGAGGATATAGTTCGTAGCGTCCTAAGATGGTGCCTTGATAAAGCAACAATAAATCTTTTATCGAATAGCTCTATATCAGCCGAAGAATTAAAAACTGGAATTATTGATGAACTTAAGCAGAAGGTAGCTATTGAAAACACTGCAAATACTTTTACTCAGACGGGAGGAACGGCTAATGGCTCTGCCTGATTCAGATAAAGTAATACAGGAATTAAACCGCCGGTTTTCTGCTCCGCTTCCGGAGTTCTATCAGCGCCGGATCATTTTCTGGTACGACGAGGATCGGGATTTTGAGGAGAAGGTACAGGCTGGTGAGATTGAGCTTTCAGACGCAAAGCTCGTCATGCTTGGTGAGGCAAATAATTTTGAGATAAAGAAGCTCCTGACACATGATGACAAGATAAGCAATTACTGCGTCTATTGCCCGATCATGTATCCGGATGAAAAGAACTGGCTTTTGCCAGTGCAGCTTTATAGCGAGGAATTCCGCGCGGATCTTGTTTCCATCTGGCTAGAGGAGATGGACATCGAAAACACGGCGAATCTTCGCAAGACGGTGAAGGATTATCGCTTGTTCTTCAAGACAAAAGCGCACCGCACAAAGGTGGCAAATCTCAATCAGAAGATTACCGTGCCTGTGCATCTCCATAAGGCTGTGATTGCGGTTCTCTGCGGTGTGAAGGATACCGGTCCGAATCTTCTGATCCGGACGGTACTTCGTGCCGGAACAGAGCAGGAACAGAATGGCATCTATCAGTCACTGGTGAAATACGGCGCGGATTCTGTCTTCTGGCAGATGGTTGCGCAGGTGACCGGATACCGGGAAGAAACGCCGGGTCTCAGCAGGCTTTCATGCCATATTCTGATGACTGCCGCCACGCGTACGATGCACATGGATAATCTGGTCGGACTGGACAACTTCATTTCTATTCCGCATCAGAGCTATTGCTACGACTTTATGTCTGAGTGGATGCATTCAGATGAGGCGCAGGATCTTTACGGACTCGCTAGGGAAACCGAGGACGAGTTGCGCCTTCCGGTCAGATTCAGCCAGCTTCCGATTGAGGAGCTGGTACAGACAGAAATCTTCCCAGGCATCGACGAATGCATTTTGAAAAAGCTGATGACGGATATTATTGATCATACGATCAATGTGGATGTCATTACGCAGACCGTGGAGCATCGCCGGACGATGCTTTGGTATGAGCGGGTTCAGAACTTCTACGAGGGCGTCCTTGAAGTCGCGCATATGCAGCAGTTCTATCTTGACCATGCAGCGGGATTTCATACGGTGGAGCCGCATAAGGTCTGGAAGGAATATACGACGGATTATTACAAGATGGATACCTGTTACCGGCTGTTCCATGTCGCGTTCGGAGAATCCTTGAATTTTTCAAATCCGCTGCTGGATGATCTCTTCAAGCATGTAGCGGATAATGTGGAAGGATTGTACGCAAACTGGTATCTGGATAATCTCGGTTCTGACTGGACGAACGCGGCAACGGATAACCTGAAGAAATATGGACGGATTTTGGAAGTTCCGCAGCAGCGGGATTTCTATAGAACCTATGTTCAGAACGCGGACACACGAGTCTTTGTGATTATCTCCGATGCTATGCGCTATGAGGTAGCTGCTACGCTTTCGGAGGAATTGCGTCGGGAAACGCAGGCAGAAGTTAAGTTGTCGCCCTGTGAAGGAATTTTCCCGACCATTACAAAGTTTGGTATGACGGCGCTTCTGCCTCATAAGGAACTGAAAGCAGAATTGAAGCCAAACGGTGTCTTGGGCGTTCTGGCGGATGGCCAGCCGACGGATGCACAGTATCGGGATGGAATTCTTAAAGCGGCGAATCCCGCGAGCGCGGCACTGAAGTATAAGGACATCATCAAGATGAAGCGCGCTGAACGCAGCGCGCTGGTGAAGGGCATGGACGTCGTCTACATCTACCACGACAAAATTGACGACACCGGTCATAACGATGAGGCGGAAGTATTCAGCTCCTGTGATGATACGATTTCGGAACTTAAGAATATGGTTCGAATTATCGTGAATGAATTCAGTGGGACACGAATCTTCATTACTTCTGACCATGGTTTTATCTATACCTACAAACCACTGACGGAGGATGCCAAGGTAGATAAAACTACATCTTCTTCAGATGATGTTGAAGTCGATCGCAGGTATATTATTACAAAGAAAGGCGCAAAGCCGGAATATATGCTTCCTGTGAAGTTCCTTGACGGAACTCAATATGACGCCTTTTCTCCGATTGGTAATACGCGAATCAAGAAAAAGGGAGGCGGACTGAACTTCGTGCATGGCGGCATCAGCCTGCAGGAGATGGTTGTTCCCATCATTGACTATCACTACATGCGTACCGACAGCGCCGGATACCAGAAGAACAAGAAGAAGTACGATACGAAGCCGGTATCGCTGAATCTGCTCTCGTCCAGCCGCAAGATCAGCAACATGATCTTCTCCCTGAATTTCTACCAGAAGGAAGCTGTCGGAGCCAACCGGGAAGCTGCCAGCTATCTTCTGTACTTTGTAGATTCCGAAGGCACGCAGGTCAGTGACACGCAACGTGTCATCGCCGATAAGACAAGTGACAATAATCAGGACAGAACGTTCCGCGTGAGCTTCAATCTGAAATCGATGAAATACAGTAATAAAGAAAGTTATTATCTGGTGATTGCGGACGAAAGCGGTCTGCAGCTGCCACAGCGTGAAGAATTCTCCATAGATATTGCCTTTGCTGTGGATGACTTCGATTTCTTCAGTTAAAGGGAGGAACAAGATAAGATGGCATTGATACCGAAATTCTATATGGATGCAGTTGCTTCTATTGGCGTTCGTAATGAGAATACAATTAGTTGGATTGGTACAGGTTTTTTTGTAATCAAAGCAGTTGGAGAAAATCAATTCCAGCCGTTTATGGTTACGAACAGGCATGTTATAGCTGGAAAAAGCTCCGTTGTCATACGCCTGAAAGAGAAGGATACAAGTGTATTGAGAATTATTGACATGCCTTTATTAGAAAACGGACAACCTTTATATTCAGTTCACCCTGATAATAAAGTCGATGTTGCTGTAATACTTCTTAATGGCGGTTTTATCACACAAAACAACCTTCAGTTCTTTGGATTCAACATTGATGAACATGTTCTTACTTCAAAAGAATTTTTGGAAAAAGGAGGAAATGAAGGATCGTTCGTGTACATGCTTGGATATCCAATGGGCTTAGTAAACATTGGAACTAATACACCTATATGTCGAGGAGGATGTATAGCGAGGATTGATCCGGATGAAATTGAAAAGGATAAAGTTATTCTCCTTGATATTCAAAATTTCCCAGGGAATTCAGGTAGCCCTATAATATCAAAACCTGAAATTATTGGTGTCGGAGATGACCCTGTTTTAAATCAGGCTACTTTAATCGGAATAGTTCATGGATATATTCCTTACGAAGAACAATTGATCAATTCACAGACTCACAGAGTGGTTGAAATACATAGTGAAAACAGCGGTATTGCTGTTGTAAACCCAGTTGAGTATATAAGAGAAGTAATAGATATCGAGATGAAACGAAACTATGGAAAATAATGAAAATATAAACCCTCGTGAGGTTATTAGGAGAAAACTTCGTCAGGCTTTTGACGGAAAGATTGTGCGAAAGGATCTGACGAAAAAGATCAAGGAAGGCGCGAATGTCCCGGTCTATGTTCTTGAATTTCTGCTTGGGCAGTACTGTAGCTCGGATGATGAGGAGGTCATCGAACAGGGCATAGAGAACGTGAAGCGGATTCTGGCGGACAACTTTGTCCGTCCGGATGAAGCGCAGAAGGTTTTATCCAAGCTCCGGCAGAGAGGAAGCCATACCATCATCGATATGGTGACTGTGAATTTGAATCTCCGCTATGACGAGTATGAAGCGAGCTTCTCGAATCTCGGCCTTGCCGGAATTCCGATCAGTGAGGAATACCCGGAGAAGTATGACCGTTTGCTTTGTGGCGGCATCTGGTGCATCGTGCAGCTGGAGTATGACTCTGGCGAAGATGCGGTGCCGGATATCATTTCTCCTTCCGGAGATCGCATTCAGTCAAAGCGAAAGAAGCAGAAGGATCTGACACCTATCAGCATCCATAAACTGACACCAATCCAGCTGCCGAACGTGGATATGGACGGCCTTAAGGAAGGCCGAAAGGACTTCACAAAGGATGAGTGGCTCGATATTTTGATGCGTTCTATCGGCATGGAGCCGGATGAGCTGACTTATCGGGAGAAGTGGCTGCTGCTCACCCGTATGATTCCACTTGTGGAGAACAATTTTAATCTCTGCGAATTAGGGCCACGTTCTACAGGTAAATCTTATCTGTATAAAGAAGTATCGCCGAACAGCATTCTTGTGTCCGGCGGGCAGACGACAGTCGCAAATCTTTTCTATAACATGGGCCGGAAAACCATCGGGCTTGTCGGTCTATGGGACTGCGTTGCCTTTGACGAGGTGGCCGGAATCAAGTTCAAGGACAATGACGGCATCCAGATCATGAAGGACTACATGGCATCCGGTTCCTTTGCCCGTGGCAAAGAGGAAAAAGCAGCATCGGCTTCGATGGTCTTTGTGGGAAATATCAATCAGAGTGTGGATGTGCTCCTGAAGACATCGAGTCTCTTTGATCCCTTCCCGCCGGAGATGGGAACCGATACGGCGTTCCTTGACCGTATTCACTGCTATCTGCCGGGATGGGAGGTGCCGAAATTCCGCCCAGAGCATTTTACAGATGACTACGGGTTTATCACAGATTATCTGGCAGGATGGGTCCGCGAGATGCGCAAAGAACAGCTCGGCGATGCGCTGGATCATTACTTCCGCCTCGGAAAAAATCTGAACCAGCGTGATGTCATTGCTGTCCGCAGAATGGTGGACGGCTATCTGTGAACTTCCAGTCTTTTTACAACTCGAACAGCCCCAACAGCACTTGCTTAAGCATGGAGAGATCAGCTGATTTACTCAAAAGGTAATTCTTCTGATGTCTCCTTTTTCTGATTTATATACTTA